TAACTGCTGCTGCCGCTGGCTATGCGCTATGGTGGTTAATTCGGTGGATCACAGGTAGCTTTAAACAGGAACTTAATGATGAACACCAAGACATTGTAAAAGCTATTGACCAGTTAAAAGAAGAGTTAGATGAAGAAGCAAGAGACACACGAGAACAGCTTGGGCAAAAGCTAAATGAAATTAGAACAATGGTCATTAGGTTAATAGATAGAGTACGTGTTCTTGAAATTAATTTTATTGAACACGATGAAACTGTTCGTGCTGCCTACGGACTAACTAGAGCAGAACGAAAAAAGCCCCGCCACGAACTTGTGGAGGAGCTTAAAGAGCAAATAAAAGATGCAGGTAAAACGAATGGCGACTAGAAAAAAGTCAAACATGAAAGGTATGACAATTAAAGGTGGACACAAAAGACCCACTAAGTCTGGTGCTGGCATGACTGCGAAGGGAGTTGCTAAGTATCGTAGGCAAAATCCCGGTAGTAAATTAAAAACTGCTGTAACGGGAAAAGTAAAAGCAGATAGTAAGGCTGCTAAAAGAAGAAAGAGCTACTGTGCTAGGTCTGCTGGACAGATGAAGAAGTTTCCCAAGGCAGCTAAGAATCCTAACAGTCGCTTGAGACAGGCTCGTAAAAGGTGGAAGTGTTAAATGGCTAAAGAGGGAACGGCCACTAAACGTGATCCTAAAAAGTGGGCTGCTGCTAAAGCTAGAGCAAAAGCTAAAATGGGTGGCAAGCACTCTGCCAGAGCTATGCAGTTAGCGGTAAAGTACTACAAGGATGCAGGTGGTACATATAAAGGCAAAAAGAAACCGACTAAGCTCTCCAAGTGGACAAAACAAAAATGGAGGACTAAGTCGGGTAAACCCTCTGGTAAAACAGGAGAAAGATATTTACCTGAAAAAGCAATAAAGGCACTGTCGTCAAAAGAATATGCTGCTACCACTAAGGCTAAACGCAAGGGTACTAAAAAGGGTAAACAGTTTGTACGTCAACCAAAAAGGATAGCAGCTAAGACCAAGAAGTATAGAACATAAAAATGCAGTAGTATTATTCTGTATTTACTAAATTTAAATTTAGCAGGAGGCTTTTCAGCCTCCTTTT